TCAGTCTACAGGCCCGATGTATCGGACCCCTCCCTCCGTTCGTGTGTTAGCTTGGCGTTGCCCGCCAAGATTCGTCGGCGTCGATCGCCGGCGACCAGTCTGAAGTACCGCGGTCGCCGCTTGCGGGGGCGGAGGCCGCGTTCCGACGGGCGCGGTGCTCGCGCCTTGGGCGCGACTTCGCCAAGTCCGGACCCGCTGGTCCTGCATCTGAATTTGCCGCTGCAAACTGATGACAGTGGCCAGATGGCCCGCGATCCCTTGATCGGTAACGTCGTTGATTGTGATTTTGCCGGGCGGGATACCTAGGCTGGGCGCGGTCGCCGCCACGTGCTGAGCCATGCGCAGGCGCTGTTGCGGATCCGCTGTCGACGCCCGCAACCCCTGCAGCATCGCCGTGATGGCTTCCGCCCTTTGCGCGGCCCCTTGCCGTTCCTGGTCGCTCTGATTGGCAATCTGCGGCTGGAGATCCATCATCCCGCCAGACCCGGCTCGGACGGCAGGCATTGGCGTGATTGCCAGCCCCCCTCCCGAGGGAGCGGGCGGGGGTGCGCTAGGTTTCTTCAACAACCCCTGGTCGCTGATGGATTGCGCCGCCAGCTGCCGCCCCTGCGCAAACGCATTGGCGTAATCCCCGGCATAGTCGGGCTGCTTCAACAGCCCCCAGTCGATATTCACCCCATCGGCCATCTGTGCTTATCCCCCCACCAGGGCGTTGCCGCCGGCCGATGCGCCGCTGGCGAAACTGGTCGCCCCCTGGCCCTTGCCGTATGCCGTCAGGGCGTTGCCGATCAGGCTGTTCACGCCGGTGCTGGCGCTAAGGCCCGCATTGGCCGATGCGCTGGCGGCGCTGTTGTTGTTGTTGCTCACGGCGTTGGCATAGCTCTGGCCCGTGCTGGCCAGTCCGTTGGCCGCCCCTTCCCCCGTGCTCGCCACGCCGGAAAGGTCCTGCTCATATTGCTGGCCATACTGGTCGGCTTCGCCGGTGGCGTAATTGTCCAGCGCCTCCATCGTCGCCCCGCTGCCCAGCATGCCGCTGGCCGCCTGGCTCTGGGTCACGGCGTTTTCGCCCTGGTTCAGGTTAAACTGATATCCGGTGCTGTTCAGATAATTGTTGAATGCCGTGCTGGTGGCCTGGGGGCTGCCGCCCAGGCCCAGAAAGCCTTGCAACTCGGTATTGGCCGTGTCGCCGGCCTGGATATAGGGCTGGGCGTTGGCGCTGTTCTGATTATAGATCGATGTTTCCAGGGCGTTGTTCTGGTTGGCCGCGTTGGTGGCCGCGTTCGTCGCGTTGCTCGATGCGATCATGCTGCCGGCCGTGCCCACGGCCGCCGCGCCCACAACCGCCGCTCCCAATCCTATGGGCATTGAATCACCTCCATGATGCCGCCTCTCACCTCCACGAAAACCCCCGCGCCGGTGTCGATGGTCAGGGGGGCTTCGCTGATCATCTGAATGGGCGGGTATCCCGCCAGGGCGGCCCAGCGGTTGTAAAACCACACCCCCTTGCGGGGATTGCCGGCGCCGATCATCAAACACGCCGCGCCGGCGGCCTGGTCGTGGGTGGCGTCCTCCGGATGGTCCGGCAGGGCGCTGTCGGCCAGGGCCTTGGCCGTCTCGATCTGGGCGTGGAAAACCCGCCCGGCCTCGTGCGCCTCATGGTCGCGCGGCCACCAGTCGTCGATCGTCCGCGCGCGATAGGATACGTCCACCAGCTGGCCGGTGTGCGCGCGGAATGCATCCTTGCGGCTGAACCGCTCCCGAAACCCACATAGCTGGGCGGCCCAGGCCGCTGCCTCGTTATGCGCCGGCACGCGGGTCACGATCTCGCGCGCGTCGGTGGCGCTGAACAGATACCGCTCCGCCGCCCGCCATCCGCGCATCGCCGCCCACCCCCGCCCGGCGGGGGCGATCAGGGTGTGCAGCTCATAAACCCCCGCCTCATGCCGCGCGAAAACCCACCCGCCGTGCGCGCCCTCCAGGGCATAGTTGGCCGGATTGGCGATCACGGCGCTCAGATCCAGCGGCCCCTCCCCGCCGATCCATGGGCGCACCTCCGGGTCATTGGCCACGGCGTTGAATTTCCGCGCGCACAGGGTGCGGCGGATGGGGGTGTCCGTCATGTTGCCTCGATTGGCGCTGGCCCTAGTTCTGCGGGCCGTTGTTGCCGTTCACGCTGTAGGGAATGGTGGCCAGCACGGCCCCGGCGTCGGATTCATTGGTCACGGTCAGATTGCCGGCCGCGTTGCTGTTGGGCGCATAATAGACGATCGCCCACCCCAGGGTGTCGCCCGGGTTCACCGTGATCGCCCCGGTGTATGTGTAATAAGTCCCGTTCTGGATGTAAGACAGAGCCCCCAGCCCGCTCAGAGCCGCCTCGATCGATATCGCCTGGCCCAGCCCGCTGATCGCCGGCGTGTTGGTGGAAACCGCGCCCTGGCCATAGATGTTGGTCCACACCGGCGTGGGCGAAGGAACCGCCGATCCGCCGCCGCCCCCGCCCGCGCCGCCCTCGCCCGCCCCGATCAGGGCCATGGTTATGCCGGTCATGTCAGGCCCACCCCGGAAACCACCCAGGTGTTGGTGGCCTCGGTCATCGCCGTGCACAGGGCCCCCGGGGCCAGGGCTATGCTGGCCTGGCTGGCGGTGGCGCCGGCCTTGATCAGCGTTCCTCCGCTCGGCATGGTCAGGGTCACCACCCCATTGCCGGCGTTGCGGAAACAGATGGCGCTGCCCCACGGATAGATGTTCAGCGGAATGGTGAATGTCGCCGCCCCGCTGCCGGCGGTCATCCGCACCATGCACCCGGCGTCCAGCAGCACGGTCTGGTAATTGCCGCCCTGGTTGTTGATCGGCAGGCCCATGTAACCGGCGGAATAGATCGCCAGATTGTTGTTGCTCAGCACCAGGTTGGTCGCCACACCCCCGCTGGCCGCCAGGGGCGCAAACCCCAGATTGGCCACGGCCGCCCCGCCCGCCAGCTGCGCCCCGGTGATCGATCCATTGCCGATCTCCGGCACGGAAGAAACCGGGTCGATATCGCGGATCAGCACCCCCGCGCCGCTCAGCAGCTGGCAACGGTATGTCACCGTGGGGTCCATATAGATCGGCGCGAACAGCCCGCCGGAGTCGGCCACAACCGGGTTCGCCAGCGGCGTCGCCAGTGTGCTGTCGGAATAGACCGGCGCCGGCGTCGTCGTGCCCGTCAGATAGAATTGCAGCTGCGCCCCGGCCATGGGGTCGCCGTTCTGGTCGATCGCCCGCAGCACGGGCATCGTCAGCAGAGTGCCGGTCATTCAGGTGTCCTTGTCAGGCCGTTACGGCCGCGCCGCTCGTCACGGCGATCCAGCTGCTGTTGCTCCAGAAACACGGAACCCCCGTCCCCGCCCCCGCCGCCTCGCCGGGCTTGCGCCCGTTCAGGGCATAGGCCCAATCGCCCACGCTCATGTTGGTGGTGGGCAGGTCGGCCACGGTGGCCATGGCGATATAGATCGCCAGAGCCACATTGCTGGTCAGATCCCCGCCCACCTGCAACCCGCCCACGGCCACGATCTGCGTGGCCGCCGGCGCGGCCGCCAGGGCCGTGGAATAGCCGGCGTCAACCTTGTCGAACCCCTCGCCATAGATCGCGCTCTGCACCGCGCTCAACCAGAACTGCCAGGCGTTCCCCACCTCCGCCCCATCCAGGAACGGCATGTTGAACGGCGGGGGTGGAAGGATCGTCGCAACCATCAGGCGGCCGGCCGATCGGCGTTCAGCTCCAGATGGCTGAAAACCACGTTCACCCGGTCGCTACACCGTATCTGCACCAGCCGCCCGGGCGCGCGCAGCAGGCCCAGCCTCTGCCAGAACGCCCGCGTATAGTATGCCCCCAGCGCGCCCAGCTGGGCGGCGCGCCAGTCGGTGAATGTGCGGCCCTGGTCGTCGCTCCATCGCATCTCGATCAGGGGGCTGCCGTTCGGCCCGCTGGCCAGCCCCTGGCCCACCACGCCGTGCACGATGATGTTCAAACAGCGCGGATTGCCTTCCTCGATCTTGATGAAGGCGCTGGCCATGCGCGTGAACGGCCCGCCCGCGTCGCTGTATGCGCCCACCTTCATGGTCCACAGATCATTGGTGGTGTTGTCGCCCACATAGGCCACGCCGGCCACCATGGCCCCCACCTGGCCCCGGAAAGTGGTCTGGCCATAGCTGGCCCACTGCTGCCACTCCCCCCGCTCATAGCTGTCGCCATAGGCCTGCGCCTGGCTGCCGATGCGGCTGATGTCATAGGCGAAACTGCCCACCCCGGGGATGTTCAGCACATAGAATTCATGGCCCTCGAACATCAGCGCCAGGGCGCTGCACTGCGTGGGGTCGGCGCACTGGCGCAGATAATCCTCGATCGTGCTGCTGGAAATCCGCGTCGGCGCATTGCCCACGCGATAGACCACCAGGTCGTCGCCCACCCAGAAAAGGCTGTTGTCGGAAAACGTCACGGTGTCGCGCGATATGCACCCCCGCTGAAACCCCCGGCCCACGCTGGGCTGCAAGGGCGCGGTGGCGCTGGCCGTGGTGCTCCAGAACTCCACCGTCTGGGCGCCGAATATCACCGCCTGCTCGTTCAATATGGCCACGGCCACATTGGGGTCCGGCGCGCTGTTGGCCTGCGCGAAATCCAGCCCGGTCACGTCCGATGCGTCGTCGATCTCGGAATACCAGAACGTATCCGATCCGGTGGCCATGAAGATGAACCGGCCCTGCAGCCACGCCACATCGCACACCGCCGGCAGCACGCCGTTGGCGATGGCGTTCCAGCCCTGCCCATCAAACAGATAGGCGATGCCGCTGGCCACCAGCACCATCTGCGTCTCGCTGGCCGCCCAGCGCACCCGGTCCGTGCCCGGTATCGCCCCGCCGCAGGCCTGCCCCGTGGCCACGTTGTAAACCGTGGCGCCCGATACGATGAAGATCGCCGATCCATAGGCATACGGCGCCTGGAAAACCCCGCGGATCGGCCCCGTGCCCAGGTTCCACCCCGTCACCAGGCCCGGTCGGCTATAATGCACCTCGCGCAGCCCCACATAGGGCGCATACGGCCGCTCTTCCCGCAGCGGCGTCTCCTCGATCACCATGTTCAGCGGCAAAACCGCCGGAAACCCGAACGCCCGCGAAAACGCGTCGGTGAAAAACGGGATCCGCAGCCCCGTCTGCGCCGTGATCCCGTCACTGCGAAACTGCGCGATCTGCTTGCTGGGCGCCGAGCCCTGACCGTCCGCTCCCGCCATGTCCGGGCCCTACCCCTGCCCGCCGGCGGGCGCGGGCGGCGCGGGCAACCCGATCGGCCCCTCGGGGTTGGCGCGGCCTCGGCGGCCATAGGCGCGGGCGATGGCCTGGCTGCCCTGCGCGGCGGCCATGGCCGTGCTGGGGCTCACGTCGGCGCCGAACTCATCGGCGATCGCCACGGCCAGCATGTATGGCATGTAGGCGATGATCGGATCGGGAAACTCGATGGCCGCGTTCAGGCCGGCGAAATCCGCCTCCACGATCCAGCTGCCCGTATCCCCGCGAAACCACCAGCGGGTGTTCTGCCCGGCCGTGCTTATCGTGGTGCTGCCCACCACGCCGCCGATCTGCCGCCCATTGCCGGCGATGGTCAGGGGCGTCGCCCCCCAGCTAAGCCCCACATCCACCACCCCAAACCGCGCCCCGCCGCGCGGGTTCAGCGGCGCCGTCAGCGTAAACGCCGCCCCGCCCGGTATCTGATACTCCCCCCCATTCTCCGCCTGCCCGCTCACGCCGCTCAGCGGCAAGGGCGAAAGCCGAGGCCCGATCAGCGTGCCAAACCAGCTGCGCTTCAGGGCGTTGAACGCCACCAGAGCATCCGCCCCATCATTGGGCCCAGGCGCGACCCCGGCGGCCCAAAGGCCATGGATGCGCCCGGCGCGCTCGATCACTTCGAGGACGTTAAGGCTCATGAGCGGGTCTCGCGGGTAGGGACGGGGTTAGGCGTCGGAGAGGAGCAGGCGGCCCTGGTCGACGGCGGAGAGGGGCGCTTCATCGCAAAGGACAAAGAGCAGGCTGCCAAAGAACAGGATGGCTCCGAGGAAGCCCTCCAGCGGATCACCAAAGGCGAGCTCACCGGACACGACTGTCAGAAGCGCGACGGGCCAGAAGAGCCGCCGGCGGCCCGCGCTGAGCGACAGCAGAACCGCCAACAGGAAGAGCCCCGTGACCAGCCATCCATAGGCGAGGGCAAGATCGAGCGCCCCGCTCTCGGTCACGTGCGCGAGGCGAAGACCGTAGAGCCCGCCCTCGCCTATCGCGCGGTAGGTTACCCCCTCACCGATCAGGAGATGGTCGGCCGCGTCGCGCCAGCCATCGGCCATGAGATCGGCCCGCAAGGCGTTGTCGGCGTCCCAATGGGTGAAGCTGAACCAGACGCCCCCCGCGCCGAGGATTGGGGCCACCAGCTGGAGCGGGGCGACCCGCCATAGCGAAAAGCCGATCAGGCCAACGCAGAGAACCGCCTCGCCGATGTATCGCCGGGCGTCCGACAGGATCAGCGACCCGACCAGCAGCGCCAGAACACCAAGCGCGCAAAGCGTGTCGCGCCATCCCCGCCAGCCGCGAAGCCGCGTCGCCACGGAGCAGCACGCCACGAGCGCGACCAGGCCGGCGGCGTGGCTGTTGCCCGTCAGGCCGGGGATTCGGTCGATCGTGCCCGCCGCGGTGACTCGGCCGCCGTGCTCTGCAAGCCGCCAAAGCCCGGCAAGGTCTCCAAAGCTGGCCACGGCGTCGGCGATGGCGAACCCTAAGCAGACGACGCCAATGGCGTTGATGAAATAAGCCCTCTGATTGTTGAGCAGCAGCAACGGGAGCGCGCCCACCTGCAGGGCGAACAGGCCCCAGTCATTGACGCTCGGCGGATCGTCTCGCGTGAGAAGCCCGCCGAGGCCCGCGACCAGGAAACCGCCCCAGGCCGCGAAGAGCGTCAGCGCGCTGAGCCACCGCATGGGCCCCCTCGGCACGGTAAACCACGGATCGGCCGTCCAGCAGATCGACATGGACACAAGGCCGGCGGCGATGACGATAGCCAGAACCGGCGTCACTTGGCTGGAATCGAGCCTCAGGACCGTGTGAGCATAGAGCGAGAAGACGACCGCGAATGCCGTCACCCACGCTAGGCGTTTCTCAAGACTCATCCCCATGGAGCGGGCATAGCGCGACCTCTAATTGAGATCGACCCACGCCCCGCTTTCCTTGTGCCAGGTGCAGTTGCTGGAGCCGTGGGTGCAGTCGGCGCGGAAGTAGAAATCGCCATTATTGCCGACACCGGCGGCCGGGTTTCCGCCTCCGGCCAGGATGCCGCCGCTAGTCTGTGTGCCGCTGCCGTTGCCCGGGTAGATCTCGGCCGTGGACTGAAGGCTGCCTGCGGTGAGCACACCGGGCGTCGTAACCGCGGCGGCCGCGCCGGAGCTGTTCGTGATGACCGCGAATTCGGCCAGCCCTTCGGCGCTCATCACCTCGAACGCCGCGCTATCGGTCGCCGGCTGAACCGCCTCCGTTTGCACGTTGAGATTACCGTTCGAGGCGCAAAGCTTGAACGCTTGGCCGGTGAAGTTGCCCGCAAAGCCGATGAAGCAGGCGCCGTTGAGGACCTGGACCAGAGACGACGAGGGCGTGGCGCTGGGCGTGACGTCGAGCGCGATCGATCCCCCGGTGTTCTCGATGTCGAGCGCGTCGGTGTTGGTGGCCGGCTGAAGGACGAGGGTGCCGGCATGTTGCGCGCCCTGCCCCAGGATGTTGACGCCGCTCCCGGTCACCTCGAGCTGCGGAACCTGTCCGGCGCCGAGCCACAGGTGGGAACCGCTTCCCCAGCTGGAAACGATGCCATCGCCGGCCGAGGTGCCCGATATGAGATCGTTGGCCGTCGCGGCGACCCCCATCAAGAGGTCGAGCCCGGTCCGGCCGATGGACAGGTAATAATTCGCCGCGGCCGAGCCGCTGAGCAGCGAGGACACGCCGGCCACGCCCTGGTTGTTGAGGTTGAAATATCCAGTCATGAGGTTGGCGGGATAGGCGTTGAAGTTGACCTGGTTGTCCCAGAGCTGCGACGACGGCCCAGGCGAGCCGGTCATATAGGTGCCCGAGAAGCCCTGAAGCTCGGAACTGCTCCGGAGGAAGTTCACCGAGCTATTGACGTTCAGATAGGTCCCGCCGCCCTCGATATCGGTCTGGATCAGGAAATCCGTCCCGTTACTCAGCGTGAACTTGGTCCCGGTCGCGCCCTGGAAAGCGCCGCCGATGAATTTCAGGGTGTTGGCATAGTTGGCGATCACCCCGCCCCCGTCGTGGTTAAGGACCGTGATCGTGGTCACCCCGTTCGCGGTGCTCGTGCCCTCGAAGTCCAGAAGGTGCGACTGGGTGTCCTCAAGGGTGGTCGTGTAAGCGCCGGTGTTGAACAGCCACCCGCGCTTGTTCACCCCATCGTTAATGACCCTCACCCCCCGATACCGCCCATCAAACGCCTGCACCTGATCAAACGCCGCGTTCGTCCCCACGTCGGCCACATTCGCCAGATCCACGGTCAGGTTCTCAAACCCGAAGCCCTCGACGTAGCCGCCAAAGGGTGTGCCGTCGATCTTGAACACCGCGCCGGTCAGGGCGCTGGTGGGGCGGAATATGCAGCGGCCGGAGGTGGTGGCGGCGGCCTGGTCGGTGGGGCCGGCGCCGGCGATCAGCTGGCCGTGGCTGGCGGCCGTGGTCAGGTTCAGGGTGGCGCTGATCTTATAGATCCCGTTGCAATAGAGCCGCGCCCCCGAGGCGATCGCCGCCTGTATCCCCGCCGTGGAGTCGGTCGCGCCCGAGGGGTCCACCCCGGAAAAACCGTTCAGGCTGGTGAGGACATAGTTCCGCATGTCCCCAGCGTAAGAGGCCTGCAGGCTCGCCGCGCCGGCCGGGAGGTTGGGGAATTGATCGGTCGAGGCGATCGGCCCTCGGTCCGCCAGCCCGCTAACCGCCTTGTTCTGCGCAAAGGCCATCTCCCCGGCGCAGCTGGCGAGCGCCAGCAACGCCAGGATCGGGGCGTGGGTGGGTTTCATGGGACTCTCCGGATGGAGGGGGAAGCTCGGGGGCCATGCTCCCCCGTCGGGCCGGCGGCTTGCCTTTAACGCCGCGCCGCCGGCGTGGTCCAAGGTCCCCGCGCCTCCGCGGAGCCCTCGGATCACTGGGCGAGCGAAGGCTAGACGGGGGTGCGACTCGGCGTAATTGCCGCGCGCTTATGCAGCCGCTCGGCCAGGAGATAACCTTCCAGGGCCCACATTTTGTTCAAAGCGTTCTCGCGGGCCAGCTTCTTCCCGAGCTCGGCGTTGAAGTTCTCCGGCGAGACGCACGCGCTCTCACCCGTCATGTTGATACCGTTGTCGAGGACAAGCACACAGAACGTCAGCCGGTCCAGGGAACTCCCCCGGACTTTCGGCTGCCCCAGAGCGGATGCGGCGTCGCCGGCAGTGAAATAGTGCTCGCTGGCAATCCTCGCTTTCATGCTGTCGAGCGTCACGCGTGGGGCGGTGGAGACGGCGGCGCATTCGCGGTCCTGAACCTCCAGGGATGACAACGCCGGCGGCGTGATCGGCGGCTGCGCGTGCGGCGTCGGCGCGACCTTCCCAGCCGCGACCTCCTTTTGATAGGGCATCCAGCGCCAGGTGCCACCGTTGCCGGCGGGCGGGTCGCTGTAGGAGACCTCGCGAACGGGCTCGGCGGCCTTCATATCGTGGAGAACGTGGAGGTTCACGCACTCGTTCGAGTGGGTGCGCGTGATCAGCGCCGGAACCTCGTGGGCCTCGTTCGAGAGGGCGAACAGCACGACGCGGCCCACGGTGGGGGTGATGGGGTTCATTCGATTCCTTTGAGGGGTTGGCGGGACTTCGGCAGATCGTGAGCGGCCGCGTAGATTTTCAGGCCCCCGACTACCCAGCTCTTCACGCCAAGAATGGCGTGGGTGGCGAGGCGGTGCAGCACCATCACGGTGACGATCCAGACGTTCAGGGTGACGCCCCAGAGGATGAGAACGCCGGCTTCGAAGAGGGTCACGGGCAGCTCCTGGGTTTAGCGGTATCGGAGTCTATCTCGGCCGGCGCGCTCGCTTAAAGGGCCGCCTTCACCAGGGCGATGATCGCCTGCAGGATCGGGCCTTCCAGGCTTTTCGCCTCCGCCAGGAGGGCGGATTCGGCGGCTTCCAGGCTTTCGAGGAACAGCTGTTCCAGATCCTCCAGAGAGCCGGCCGATCCCGCCGAGGTCAGGAAGCTGGTCACGGCAGCCGTGATATCGGCGAAAACGGTGGGCTCCGCCTTCTCGATGATCGGCATGACCAGACCGGCCACCGCGGTCAGGCCGGAATTGATGGCGCTGGCGGCGGCGGACGCGCCGGCCTTTACCTCGGCCACGACCCACTTGGCGGCGGTTTCAGCGTCGGTTTCGATGGTCAGGAAGATGTTGCCCGAAGCGGGCGCGGTCGAGTTGCCGGTAACCATGGATGCGTTCTTTCGTGTGGCTGGTGTGTGAAGTTGAGTGTGAAGCGGTGGCCGCCGGCTCAGGCCGGGATCGTCGATCGCGCGGCCGTCAGCTCCGCGAGCCCCGCGTCCAGCGCCTTGGCCACGGCGTCCTTGACGATGCTGTCGGCGAGGCCGCCGAACACCGGCAGCTTGGTGAGGTAGGTGGCGGCGACGCTGTCGAGCTCGTCTTGAATGACGGGCTCCAGGTCGGTCAGGGCGTAGTTAATCCGCGTCTGGTCGTCGGGGCTGAGGGTGGCGACGGCGTTGCGCAGCTTGACGAGGGCGACGTTCAGCGCGTCGGAGAGCGGTACGGTGGCCATGGGGCTATCCTTTCAGGGTTTCGGGGGGTCTTGCGGGGCGGCGCGCATGGCCGCGTGGGCCGCGCCCACCCCGCCGATGAAGCCGCCCAGGGTGGAGACGGCCGCCAGGGCGATCTGGTCTCCCGTGCCGGGCGGCCCGAACTTGGCGGCCAGGCCCAGGGCCACGATGCCAGCCACGGCCAGGCCGTTGCAGAACGTCTCGGGGCGCATGGCGGGGATCTTCACGCCGTGACGGTCAGGTCGCGGTCGGCGCTGGCGTTGATCGCCTCGCGGATCGATCGCGCCAGGATGATGCAGCCGTCGCTGCCGGTGTGGTTCATCGCCGCGTTGTCGCCGTGGATGAAGAAGCCGGACCGGGTGGTCGCCACCTTCACCGGGCTCAGGTGCATGGCCACCGGCCCCAGGCGCGGGTGATCGAACGCCGTGCCGATGCTCCACACCCCCTCGGGAATCGGGCCCACCATGGCCGTGGTCTGCATGGCCGGATTGTTCAGCCCCTCGCCATGGCCGCTATAGCCCTCGGCCGCCGCCTCGCCGTCATGGCTGAGCGCGCCGGTCTTCTGGCGGTATGTCCACATGATGATGTCTCCGAAGGGGCTAGCGGAAGAACCGCCCGTTGATGTCCACGATCGCCGCGTCCAGCCGGTCCACCGAACCCTTCAACGCCTCCACCGTCGCCGCCAGGGCGCTCAGCAGCTGCTCCGTGGCCCCGGTCTGGGCGTTGGCCTTCTCCAGCACCGCCAGGCGGTTATCGATCTGCCCGCGCTGATAGGCATAGGCGATCAGGTGAACCACCAGCATCGCCAGCACGCTGACGGCCGTGCCCACGGCTCCGATCATGCTCCAGGTGGCGTTCATGGTTCAGTACTGCCAGCAGGTGATTTTAAGCCGGTCGCCGGCGCCGAACGTCGTCACTACCCCGGCCATGGAATAGGCCGTCAACACCGGCGCCGTGGTGGAATCCGTGGTCTCCTGCAGGCGCAGGGTCGAGGTGATGTCGTCGCCCGAACACGCATAGCCATCGCTGGCCGCCGTCATCGACAGGGTGACGGTCGATCCCGTGGGCGTCCCCGCCGTCAGGGTGTAGACGGCCAGGGCCGTGCCGTTGGCCTTGGTGACGGTGCAGGTGGTGACACCCGCCACCACACACGGCCCGGGCGTAATGTTTCTGATCCATCCAGCCCCCGCGAAGGTGATCGAGGCGGCGGAATTGATCGATAGATTGGACGTGATGATCCCGTCCGGGAACGTCTGGTTGCCGGTCCAGGTCTGAGCCTGGTTCAGCGCCGCCAGCGTGCCCCCCAGGGGCGGCAGGGTGTAGGTCTGCCCCGTCGTGCCGGTCAGGCTGACGGTCGCCGCGTTGAAGGCCCAGCCGTTGACGCTGGTGATCGAGGTGGCCGTGGCGTAGGGGCCGAACGCCACCCCGTTGGTCATGGTGCAGATCACCGCCAGGGTGTTGCTGGTCGCGCAGTCGCCGCTCAGGTTGCCGGGCTCGATCGAACTCGCGCCGGCAAACGCCGCCAGCGTGCCCGCCACGGGCGATCCGGTCACTGAAGGCGGGGCGAACCCCAGGTTGGAAGCGGCCGCGCCAGGCGCCAGCAGAGAGGTCGCCAGCGTGCCGCTGGTGATGTTGCTGGCGTCCATCGTGTTGGTGAAGGCCGAGGGGGCGAAAGATACGCCGTTGCTCTTTGTGCAGACGATGTTGGGCACGGTCAGCGTGCAGTCGCCGCCGAGGGTGAAGCCGCCGAACGCGCCGGCGTTGTTGTATTCGAGCTGGCCGGTGGACCCGCCGGGTGTGGTCGTGGCGCCCGATCCGGCGCCGCACGCCCCGCCCGCGTCGCCGAGCACCCCGGCCGATATCCACTTGGCGCAGTCGCCCGCCGTCGGCGTTCCGGAGATGGTGGGCCAGCCACTCAACTGGCCGCGGATGTAGGTGAGCAGGGCCGCCGGCGTGGCGATCACATCGGCGCCGGACTGCACCATGGGGATCATCTCGCTCCCCGTCAGCGTCGCCGCCGCCGGGAGGGAGGAGATCCTCACCTGGGCCTGGGCGGAGATCCCCAGAAACCCCAGGAACAGGGCGCAAAGAACGCGCGAGAACAGCGAGTGCCTCATGTGGCCTCCGTCTCGATCGTCAGGCCGCCTTCGGTCTGGAGGCCCACCCAGCCCTCGGCTTCCAGCGCCTCGGACGGCCCGGCCGCCAGGATCGAGGCGCTCGCCCCGCTGAAGTTCAGCAGGCTGGAGACGATGGCCAGCACGTCCCCGCCCGGATCGATGGTCAGCAGGTCGCCGGCCGCGTCGATCTCCAGGTCCTGCTCCTGGCCATAGTTCGACGCGGAGTAGCCGGCGAAGGCGATCAGCGTGCGGGAGGCCGATATCCCCGCCGTCACAGATAGAAGCCCTCGATCGTCACACAGGCCGCCAGATTGCCCGCGCCGGCGGCCGGCAGGGTAAGCGTGATGGCGGTGTTCATCGCCGCCGCCGGTATGGCCACCGGGAAGGTCACCACCAGCGGCGATGCGGCCACGCCCGCGCCGGCGGGGAAGGTGAAGGCGAAGGCGATCGGCCCGCCGACGATGCCCGCCAGCTGGGCGGCCACGGCGCTGGCGGCCGTGGCCCCCGCGCCGGTGATCTGGAAGCCGGTGATATAGGCCGTCATGGTCGGCTTGGCGGGCAGCGTCGCCACGGCCGCCGCGTTGGCGACCACGCCCGAGCCGCCGATCGCCGCGGTGGCGAGCGCCGGCACGACGGCGACGTCCAGCGCCGCGCCGACCTTGGAGATCTGACCCATGGGTCTGTCCTTGTTCTAGGCAAGCGCTTTTGCGAAAAGTGGGAACTACTTTTCGGATCAAAAAGCGCGCTAACGTTAAAAATACTCGCCGACGCGGCTGGTGTGCCGGCGGCCGATCCGCAGCATCATCGCCGACCGGCCCCGGGCGATGCGCTTCAGCAGGTTCGGCGTGGGCGGGGCGGCGCTGACCACGTCCATCAGCCGCTCGGCCAGCAGGGCGTTGAAGGCGCTGGTCAGGCGGTTGTTGAACGGCAGCTCGGTGTCGGTGGAAAGCCCCGTGGCCGGCATCCACTGGTTCAGGTCGGCGCGATAGAAATACAGCGCCTGGCTGGTCCCCACGATCTCGATGCGCGCCCCATCCTCCGGCGCCCGCCATTCCTGGCCGTCGGCCGGGCCGGTCGAGCCGTCGGAGGGCCGGAAGTGGCCGGGCACGAAGCAATAGTCATAGGGGTCGATCCACCCGCCATGGCGGATGCTGTTGGGCAAAGTCACGGCCACCGTGTAGCCGGCCTGCAGCCGCAGCCGCACGTTCTCGCCGGGCGTATAGGTCAGGGCGGTCGACGCGGCGGTCCGCTGCTGGTGATGATGCTGGTCATCGCACGAGCCGCGCGAGTGCTCCCGCGAGGGGATGTCGATATCCCTCATGGGCCCGCGCGCCTCGTGGATGTCGAGCACCAGGTCCTGGATGGCCTCCAGCCCCACGATCAGCTCGTCGGCCATGGGGTCGTCTCCGGGCGCGGTGGCCCGCAGCGCCCGCATGGCCTCGTTGATCGCGACGCGGCAGGTGGCCATCAGGGGTTCGAGCCGCCGACGTCTTCGACGTAATACTCAACGTCGAGTTCCAGGGTTGTGCCCGCAACCGGCGTGGCGGCGGCGGTGTGCACGGTGATCAGCACCGCTACGTCAGAACCGGTCGTGTTCTGCCACAGCATCCCGCCCGGGTTGATCGTGGTGTCCACCGTCGCGCCGGCCGTGTGGCCAACGTCGGTCACGGCGGATTTGAACAGCTGCGGCGTGCCGGCGACGCCCACGTCCAGGGCCAGGGTCGGCGCGCCGTTGGAATCGATCTGGGCGGCGGCTTTCAGCGTCACGCTCTTCACGGTCGCCTGAGGCGGCAGCCAGCCCACCGCGATCGTGTCGCCCGCCGCCCAGGTGGAGATCGCCCCGGAGATGGCGTGCAGGTGCGTGCTGTTCTTGAAAAACCCATGGCCGGTGCCGGCCGGCTGCTTCTGCGAATAGTTCTGCGTCTGATAGGCGGTGCTCATGGCCCCGGCCTCCTTTCAGGAATGTGAGGAAAAAGCGGGCGGCCCGCTCAAGGGCCGCCCTGCCGAGATCAGGCCTTACTGATCCGCCGCGGCGGCGGCGAAGATCGTCACCATGCCGTTCTGCACGCCGTCGAAGTTGATCTTCTTGACGCCCAGCAGCTCCTCGATCGCCACGCCGGGGCGGAACTGGAAGTCTTTCAGCATGTCGGTGCGCGGGGTCGGCTCCTGGCCCCAGGCGACGCCCACCGCGCCGCCGCCGCACATGAAGATCGGCCGGATATCGCACCCGCCCTCGCCAGCGCCGGTGAACGCGCTGCCGCCGTTGGGATTGGCGATGTTGGCGCAATAGGTGTCGATCTCGGGAATTTCCCGGTGGATCAGGCCGTCATAGAGCAGATCCCCGTCCTGGAAGATCGGGTTCTTCTCCATGCCCATGCCCTCGCGTGAGCGGGCCTGGGTGTTGGCGTTCACCATGTTGGCGTCGGCCTGCAGGTCGCGGAAGGTGCGGCTGCCGTGGAAACAGACGAAATATTCCCGGCCGTCGCCATCCTCCACCCGATAGGGGCGGATGTGCGGGTCGGCGTTCTTGGCCAGGCGCTTGGCCGAGCTCAGCATCGCCGTGCTGGCCACCTGGGTCGAGCCGACATTCTGCAGCGAGCTGGCCACGTTTCCCGCCACCAGATTGCCGTTCATCGAGCCGAACAGCACCCGGTCGGCGTTGTTGCTCAGCCAGAAGTTCTGCTGCGCCGTGGTGGCCTGATCCCAGAACGCGATCGTGCCGTTCACGTCGACGACCGCCATCGCCATGGCATGGATGATATCGTCGCGCAGCTTCTCCGATTCCCACACCTTCAGGGCGTCCTTGGCGGCGTCCCACAGGTTGATCTCGGTGCGGAAGCTGGTGGATTTGGGCAGGCGGACGCCGTTGCGGCGCCAGTCGATGGTGATCGGGCAGTTGAAGTTGCTCAGCTCCTCTTCCATGCCGTCCAGCACCTGGCCGCCGGTCACCCCGGCGGATTTCAGGCGGGCGATGAAGGGCACGTTGATCGTGCGCTTGGCCTCTTCCTCATACTGAAACTTCGTCAGGATGATGCCGCCCTTGTTGATGTCGCTGTTCGACATGTAGGGCGCGAAGCGGGTGTAGCGGACGTACTCCTGGAAATACTTGGTGATCCAGACCTGACGGTCGGATGCCGATGCGAGTTGGGTTTCGGCCAATGCCGAGGCTCCTTTATCTTATGGCGGCGCTGAAGGCGTGCCCCGGCCCGATGGGCACGTTGCTCCCGCCCGCCCCGCCGGCGTTGGGCGCCGTGACGAGGCTGCGGGGGGCTGCCGGCGCGCGGCCGTGTTGCTGGGTTTGGGTGGTGGTGGTGGTTTGCGTGGCCAGCTGGGCTTGCGCCGCCTGCCACGCCTTGAAAGCCTCGAGGTCGGTGGGCTTCACCGTGTTCAGCACCTGGTCGCGCTGATACGCGGCGTGGGCCGCCTCGTAGGGGTCTTCAGACGATCGCATCCGCTGGTTGAAGTGCGGATCCTCGTCGCAACGCTTCACGGCCCAGTCGTGCACGGCCTGGATCAGATCCTTGCCATGCTCCTTCTCGGCGAACCGCCGGGAAGACCGCAGGTTCTGGCCATACACGGCCGCCCGCAGCTGCTCGGTGGGTTCCAGCTGGCGTTGGGGCTGCCTCGCGGCCTCCATGTCCGCCAGCCGCTTTTCCAGGGCCTCGCGCTGAGCCTTTTCGGCCTGGCGCTTCTCCCGCTCGTCCAGCAGCGCCGATATCGGCACATGGCCGGGCTCGGCGGGCGCTGACGTGGAAGCCTCGGTGTGGGAGGCCTCGGTGTGGGAAGCCTCGGTGTGGGCGGCTTCCGTGGATGCCGCCGTTTCCGTGCCCCGCGCGTTGACTTCAGACGCAACAACTTCGGTCCCGGCCGGCTTGTCGCCATCCAGGAAGCTCAGTGGATCTCGATCGCTCATGGTTCACCCTCGCCCGGAAACAGCGGCGGCCTGATGCGCCCGGAAAAGCCCGGCGGCGGCTGGCGGCTTTACGGGCCCGCCATGCCCGGATCGCCCGTCTGCCCCTGGTTGGGGTCCCCCGGCGGCGGGGCCTGCCCTGGCGCACCCGGCTGCTGCCGCGGCTGTTGCTGCATCTGCTGCTGGGTCACGGCCTGGGCCTGATCGTGCCGCGCCTGCGCGATACCGGCCTGGAAGCCGGCGGCGGCGTGGTCGTTGTGCACCGCGTGGGCCTCGCTCAGGGCGTTGAGCATGGTGGCCGTTCCGGCGGCGGTGTTGTGTTGCGCCTCGCTCTGGGTTTTGGCGATCTGCGCCAGGGCGTGTTGCGCGGCGATCTGTTTCTGTTGCGCCTGGTCGGCCTGCTGGCCGGCGCTGGCTTCCTTGATCTGGTCGAGCACCTGGCGCTTGTGCTGGATCGGGCTCAGCTGGATCAGCGTCGCCAGATTCACCTGCTGTTGATAGACCGGGCTCAGCTTCACCAGATTGATGATCTCGCTGAACGCTTCCGCCTGCAGGCTGCCCACGTCCTGCTGAACATCGACCTCGATGTCCACGTCCATCTCCGCCACGGCGTTCTTATAGCCCAGCACGCCGGGCATCAGCACCGGCATGCCGGTGGCCGGGTCCGCGCCGATCGTCGGCGGCCCGCCGGGGATCGGCTGGTTCAGCCCCACGAACTTCGGCGCGTTCTCATCGTCCGTCACGCGGATGAACTGCGGGGCCTTCCAGAACTGCTTGGCCCTGGCCCAGCACTGGCGATAGATCCTCAGCTCCCAGTCTTCCAGCGCGCCATACAGGTTGGCCAGCTCCGTCAGCCCCGATTGCTGGCGCGCCATCATCGCCCGGCCGGATTGATCCTGCTCCGATCGCCCCAGCACGGCCGGGTTCGGGCCCATGCGCTCAATCTCGGCCTTGGCCTCGGCCATCATCTCCATATTGCCCTGGAACTCGGCCACATTGGGCGCCAGCCCCCAGCCATATGGGATCACCCCATCGGGCCGCGCGGCCTCGCGCCGGGCCACGTCGGCATCCACATCGATGGCGCTGGGATCCTTCACCTGGATCCGGGTGGTGCTCAGCAGGTGCACGCTTTTGGAGCGGCGTTTGTTGATCTCGTCCTGCGGGCCGATCATATCCCACACCGCGCCATAGCGGCCGTTATCCCGGCGCACATAGGCGGAATGGGCCTCGATCGGGCAGTCCGGGCGGCCCTTGTGGTCCAGATAGGGGCTGGGGCCGTATTCCAGCACGTCCATGCCGGTATAGACCGCCCGCCGCCACCCGCCGTCGCGGTAATATACTTCCACCACCAGCAGACGCCGCTGCTTGGGGTCTATCCACGCCCCGCCCGTGCCTGGGCCGTTCAGCGGCCGGTCCTGGAAACTCTGATCCGGCACTATGCCGCCGCCGGGGCTGTTATCCACCGCCCGGGCGATCTCGCTCGCCTGATCCGGATAAAGCGCCGTCACATCGTCGGCATACATCCACTTGGCGATGCCCAGATACCGCGCGTCCTTGAAATCCGGCCGCCGCGCGCGGGCGTCATGGAAAAACTCCTCCCAGCGCACCTGGGTGATCGTAACCTGCGCATCCCCATCCACGCCGACCAGCGCCGCCATCGTGCCCGGAACCAGCATGTCCTTGAAGCAATCCTGCTTCACCCGCTTGAACCGGTTGTAATCGGCGATGTAGCGCAGCACGTCCGTCGCCGCGTCGGCCGAATCATTGTCGTCCGGGTTGCGCGGCCAGGCCCGAGGGTCGCTCCGCCCCTTCTCCGTCACCCCGATAATCCCGTTGATCGCCGGCTTTATCCGGTTGATCACGATCGCCGGTTGCCCACGCTCGCGCAGGCGCACCAGTTCCTCCCGGGTGAACTGGTCGGTGTCGTAATAGTCGATCGCCCGCAGGCTGTTGGAGCGGGCTTCCAGGGTGAGCTGTTCGGACTCGGTGAAGTACCGCTTTAGTTTGGCGAGGTCGGGGGGTTGATCGGGCTTTTCGGTGTTCCCGCCTGGAGCGACCGCGGTCAGGTCATGAGTGTCGATCATGGCCCCTCCAGATAACCCGCCCCGCGATCAGGATGATCTTCAGTTTTCATATTGCAACATATATTGGACCGGGCGTCAAGCCGTGGCACGGTCAATCCGTCTAATGCGGCGGCGTTTTCGTGAAGCTTGGAGGCCACCCTTCGCCAATCCGGCTCCACGATCCAGGCGCAGAGACGATGGCGTCGACGCTGAGCGCTAAAACGTCACTTCCTGGAGGGGATTTTCAATATTACGTATTGCAACATATTCTCACCCGGCCGTCAAGACGTCGGCGTGCGGGTCGCCGACGCGTCAGGGCGACAGTCCGTCGGGAGAACCATCTCAGCCGAAAACAGCGTATTCAACCTGCAGGATCTGGCCGGTCGTCAGGCTGACGAGGATGGCGTCGGGCCCATAACGCACCCACTCATAGCCCACCGGCGGAACCTCCAGCGCGAACAGCCAATAGTCGGCTATGAGGTATTGCGACGCCCAAAACGCTCGAGGCAGATGTTGGCCGTAGGACCACCGCCGCGCGACCCAACCCACGGGCCGATGATAGGGGCCGATCCGATAGGTACGCGCCGCTTGGTAGTTGTGTTGATATGCGCCGCGATCCACCGTGGCGGGTCGCACGTTCCAACCTTTGGGCTCGGTGACGCGCTGATAGCCGCGGGGCCCCGGATGATGCTCCGCGCCATGGGCGGCCCGCGGCGCGGCCCCACCGGCTATTGGGCCGCCGCCATATTCGGCTCCGGCGATCGCAACGGCGCCCACCAATGTCAGCGCGGCGGCCAAAGCGAAACCGGCCCGCATTCCGAAAGGCATGAATGTTCCTCCACAGTGTGGGTCCCTACCCCGAATTCTCTCCGGTGGACGCAGAAAGTCCCACTTGGTGGACCATTGCCCGGGGCGCCGGCTTCGTCAAACGACGCCTTGGTAACCGCGCTCCCACCTTAATCACTACACTGCAACGGGCCGGCGACAGCCGTCACGCCGGGCTCGCAAAACCCAGACCGACTGCGTCATCTCCCCAAAAAGATGCTAAAAGCCTGACCGTCGAGGGAAGGCGGGTTTTCGAACATGCCCACGGCGATGCAGATCCGACTGATCGTCCTGGCGCTGCTGTTCATGGTAGGCCAGACGGCGGCTGTCGGCGCCGCGCGCGCCGAGACCCGTGTCGCGCTGGTCATCGGCAATTCCGCCTATATGCATGGGGGAATTCTGTCGAACCCCGCCAATGACGCCGTCATCGTGGCCGATGCCCTCCGCCGTGTCGGCTTTGCCGTGACGAGCCGCAGCGACCTCGACCGAAACGGCCTTGAGTCGGCGCTGAAGAGCTTCACCCGCGCCGCGGCGGGCGCCGATATCGCATTGGTGTACTACGCCGGACACGGCATCGAAAAAGGCGGGACCAATTACCTTGTCCCAGTGGACGCCAGCCTGGCCGCCGACAGCGATGTGGATTTCGAAACCGTGCCGCTCGACCTAGTCATGCACGCCGTGAGCGGGGCCACCAAGCTGAAGGTGGTAATTCTTGACGCATGCCGCGACAACCCCTTCAGAGACACCATGCGCCGCGCGGCTGGCACGCGCGGCATCGGCCAGGGCCTGGCTAAACCACCAGACCCTGAAGAGGGCGACATGCTCGTCGCCTATGCGGCGGAGGCCGGATCTGCCGCGGAGGACGGCGCGGGCGCCAACAGTCCATTCGCCAGTGCTCTTGCCCGGCACATTCCAGACCCCAGCGTCGACATCAGGATCATGTTCGGCAGGATTCGCGACGACGTTCGCGTCGCTACACAGCGGCGGCAGGAACCCGCTGTCTATGAATCGTTGGGCGGCGAGCAGTTCTTCATGGCGCCGGCCGTTGGATCCAACCTGGCCACAACGGCGCAAGGTCCCATGGCCGCCCCGGACGGTCGAGCGATGGACCTCACCTTCTGGCAGTCAGTCGAGAACAGCAACGACACAGGCCAGTTGAATGCTTACCTGGGTCAATTTCCCAAAGGCGCCTTCGCGGCGTTGGCGCGGGAAAAGATCGACGCATTGGCCCGTCAATCAACAGGCGTGGGCTCTTCGACAGACACCGATCTGGCGAGAGGGGCGCCCACAAGCGCCGGCGTCGCATTCGACGGCCGCTGGGATGTAACCCAGAGCTGCCCCAATTCGCCCGACGGCGCCGCGGCCTATGCCTTCGAATTCACGGCTGAGGTGAAAAACTCCAAACTGCACGGCGAGCACGGCCTCACGGGCCGGCCTGGCTGGCTTTCGATCGACGGCCCGATCAACGTGGACGGTTCGGCGAAGCTGGACGCTCATGGCATGACCGGCCACCAACGGTTCAACGTCGCCCACGCGGGACCCGGTCTGGAATTCCACCATCTCGTGACCGCACGCTTCGACGGACGCCACGGGGATGGTCAATGGGTCGCCATGCGGGTTTGCCGCTTTATCTTCGCGAGAGAGTAGGTGTCCGGGCGTCAGGCCGGCGACGCCGACTCCGCACTTCGGTCTCGCAAAATCCGCCCCCCCGCGCTAAACGACCACGGAAGGGCCGACCCCGGACGTTCGTGTCGCCTTTCCACGCGCTGACGCGAGATGATCCCAGGCTGCGCGGGCCAGGGTATGAATTTTGCGCCAGCATCAACAGTGGAGCGCTTGATCGAGGCGTCATTTCGACGCCATCGAGCCTCGCGCGGGAGATGAGAGACTTTGGGTAATGTGACGGTGATCGGCGCTCAATGGGGCGACGAGGGCAAGGGTCGGGTCATCGACTGGCTCGCCGACCGAGCTGACGTAGTGGTGCGTTTTCAGGGCGGCAACAATGCCGGCCACACCATTGTGGTGGGAAACAGCACCTATAAGTTCGCCCTGCTGCCGTCTGGCGTGGTCCAGGGCAAACTATCGGTGATCGGCAACGGCGTGGTGGTCGATCCCTGGTCCCTGCTCGAGGAGATCGAGCGAGTCCGAGCCCAGGGCCTGGCTATCGATCCGGACATTCTGGTGTTGGCCGACAACGCCGCCCTTGTCCTGCCGCTACACCGCGATCTGGACGCGGCCCGCGAGGCCCGCGCCGGAGCAGGCAGGATCGGCACCACCGGCAGGGGCATCGGCCCGGCCTATGAAGACAAGGTCGGGCGGCGGGCGATCCGCTTTTGCGACCTTGCCGACCCCACCGCCCTGGAAACCAAGATCGAACGGCTCCTCGCGCACCACCAACCCCTGCGCGCGGGGCTCGACCTCCCCGAGGTGACGGCGGAGGATCTCATGGCGCTGCTCCTTGAGGTGGCGCCCAAGGTCGGGATCTATGTAAAGCCAGCTTGGCGCGTGCTGGATCAGGCCATGAAGGCTGGCCGCCTCATCCTGTTTGAAGGCGCCCAGGCGACCATGCTCGATGTGGACCACGGCACCTACCCGTTCGTAACGTCTTCCAACACCGTGGCGGGCCAGGCGGCCACCGGGTCGGGCGTGGGGCCTTCGGGCGGCGGCTATGTCCTGGGAATCGTCAAGGCCTATACGACCCGGGTGGGCGAGGGCCCCTTCCCTTGCGAACTACACGACGAAATTGGCGAGCGCCTCGGCGTGCGCGGTCACGAGTTTGGCACGAACACCGGCCGCAAGCGCCGCTGCGGCTGGTTCGATGCGGTGTTGGTCCGCCAGTCGGTGGCGATCAGCGGGATCGAAGGCGTGGTGTTGACCAAGCTCGACGTGCTTGATGGTTTCGACACCTTAAGGATTTGCGTCGGTTATCGCCTGGGCGACCGGGTGCTGGACTATCTCCCGGCAAGTCTGAGCGAACAGGCGGCCGTCGAACCGATCTACGAAGAGATTGAGGGCTGGAAGGACGAAACGCGTGGCGCCCGCTCCTGGAAGGACCTGCCGGCTGCGGCGGTGAAATATGTGCGCCGCATCGAGGAGTTGATCGGCGCTCAGGTGGCCGCGGTGACCACCAGTCCGGAGCGCGAAGACATCATCATCATGCGAGACCCGTTCCGGGGGTAG